AAGCCCAACCGCAAGGACATCCGCCTGCAGCAGATGCGCGCCCAGCAGGCCCAGGCCGCCGGCATCAAGTGGGTCGACCTCGTCTTCGAGGTCCCCGGCGACCTGCCGGACACCACTGAGGAGCGCACCTGCTCCTTCCTCACCCAGGACTTCTGGCCCATCGACGTCGTCCGCAAGGTCGAAGCCGAAGGCGACAACAGCAACATCGACGTCCTGGCCAAGGTCGCCAGCCCGCCGGAGGCGTTCGACGAACTCGTCTCCGTCGCTCAGCTGACCGTCGGCGAGCTGAAGGAACTCGTCGAGGAGCTGTCCAAGGAGGCGGGCACGGAGCCGGGGGAAGGATCTGGCTCCTCCAGCTCCTCGACGAGCACGCCGGAGCCGTCCGAGCCGACCTCCAGCGCTACTACCCCGGCCGCCGCCTAGAGGAGTTCTGGGCCATGTCCTGGGGAGAGGCAACGATGACCTGGTCCGAACTACGGGACCTCGTAACCGCTCTCCCCGAGGACTCCGCCACCAAGGCCGCCGCAGCCGGCGACAGCGAAGGCTACCGCTGGTCGCAGAACACCTACCTGCACGCCACCACGGTCAACGTGCTGCAGCTCATCGCGACCACCCTGTGGAAGGCCCACCTCAAGGGCGAACCACCGGAGATGAACCCGGTGGAGCCGCCGCGGCTGGCCGCCGACGAGCAGCGCGACCAGCTCGCCGAGGCCAAGACCGCACGCAACAAGGCCGTCCTGGACAGCCTCGCCCCCCAGCAGGGGTTGGTCGACAACGCCCGACGGCAGGCGGAGATCGACGAGTGGATGCGGAAGATCCGCGCCCTCGAGGACCAGCAACCGCAACCGGCACAGCAGTAGAGGAGGGAGGGCAGCATGGCTGAAGCCACCGTCGTCGGCTCCACCCGGGTATCCCTGATCCCGGACATGAGCCAGTTCGGCGACCGGCTCCGCATCGAGCTGCCCTCCGCCATCCGCGAGCCCGCCAAAGCAGCCGGCGACCTCGCCGGGGACACCATCCGCAACGCCATCTCCAAGAAGATGGCCAAGCCGATCGGTGTGAAGATCAAAGCGGCGTTGGACGACAAGGCCGCCACTACCTCCCTGCGGCGCCTCACCCAGGACCGCACGGTCAAAGTCACCGCAGCGCTGGACGACAAGGACGCCACCGCGTCCCTGACCCGCCTCACCCGCGACCGCAAGGTCACCATCACCGCCGAGGTCGACGACACTGCTGCCAAGACCAAGCTGAACGCCCTGTCCGGGCAGCACACCGTCGACATCCTCCCCACCATCCAGCAAGCCGCCTACAACACGGCCATGCGGCAGCTGGACCGGCTCACCGCAGACCGCGTCGTCAACATCCGCGCCTCCGTCGACACCCGCGTCGCAGCGAACGAGATCAGCAACCTCATCAGGCGTCGGCAGGTCCGTATCGGCGCCGACGTCGACACCCGGACCGCGGCCGCCGACCTGGCCAACCTCACCCGCCGGCGCACCGTCCGCATCGACGCGGACGTCGACACTGCCGCCGCGGCCGCACGCCTGGCCACTCTCACCCGTGACCGCACCGTCAACGTCCGCGTCCGGTCCATCGGCCTTGCCGCGCTCACCGCCGGTCTCGGCGGGCTCGGCGGATCCAGCAGCGGCGGCGCCGGCGGCGTGGGCCTGCTCTCCAGCCGCATCCGGGCCCTCGCCGCCGCGGCGTCCCTCGCCCTGCCCTCCATCTCCTCGCTCGGTGCCGCGCTGGTGCAGATGGGGCCGCTCGCCGCGACCGCCGCCCCAGCCCTCGGCATGCTCATCGGCGCGTTCGCCGCCATCAAGGTCGGCGCCAGCGGCGTGGGAGACGCCATCAAGGCGGCCTTCCAGCCCGCCACTGCCGAGGCCACCAAAGCCGCCTCCGCCACCCGGCAGGTAGAAGACGCCCAGCGCTCCCTCGCCCGCGCCCAAAGGTCCCTGCGCGACGCCCAGGTGCAGGCCGCCGAACGCGTCCGCCAAGCCAACCTGTCGGTGGCCAACGCTGAACGGGAGCTGAGCTCGGCGCAGCGCGACGCCCGCCAGGCCCAGCAGGACCTCACCGCGGCCCGCCGCCAGGCCGTGCGTGATCTGCAGGACATGAACAACCAGCTCAAGAACGGGCAACTGTCCGAGCGGGAAGCCACCCTCGCAGTCCAGCAAGCCGAAGAGGACCTCGCCCGAGTCCGCTCCGACCCCGCATCGACACAGCTGCAGATCCAGCAGGCCGCCCTGTCCCGCGACCGGGCCGTGCAGTCCATGGAGGAACAGCGCCTCGAGCTGGACCGGCTGAAGAAGGACACCGCCGCCGCGAACAAGGCCGGCATCGAAGGCTCCAAGCAGGTCGTGCAGGCCAAGCAGCAGACCGTGCAGGCCGATGAGCAGGTCGCTGACCGGCAGCGGGCCCTCGCCGAAGCCCAGCGCGATGTGGTCAAGGCTCAGGTGGACGGTCAGCGGCAGGTCGCCGATGCGCAAGAGGCCATCGCTGATGCTGTACGCCGGGTGGGGGAGGCGCAGGAGACCGCGGCCACCCAGACATCGAAGCTCGATACGGCTATGGCCCGGCTTTCGCCCAACGCCCGCGCTTTCGTCGGGCAGCTGCAGGCGATGGCGCCCGCTTGGCGGGACATGAAGCTCGACGTTCAGGACCGTCTTTTTGCAGGGTTCGCCACCCGCATGGGCCAGGTCGGCGCCCAGATCCTGCCCACCGTCCGCGCGGGCCTGGTAGGTGTGGCCGGCGAGGCCAACCGCATGGGCCTGAACGTCATGACGGCCGTGTCGAACCTGCAGAAGACCGGGCAGCTGAAGCAGGTCTTCGACGGAGTGCGGCAGTCGATGGGGAACCTCTCCCGCATCCCCGGGCAGATGGTCACCGGCTTTGCGCAACTGTCCATAGCCGCCCAGCCCGCGTTCGACCGCATCACCACGGGTGCGGCAGGAGCCATGGACCGGGCCATGGCCAAACTGTCCAAGGGCCTCGAGGACGGCAGCCTCACCGACGCCATCAACACTGCCCTCGATGTCGCCATCGCCTTCGGTAAGGTCCTGGCCGACATCGGCGGCATCTTCAAGGCCATCTTCAAGGCCGCCTCCGACGCGGGCGGCGACTTCTTCGGCACCATCGGCGCCGCCATCGCGGAGATCCGCCGCGTGCTGGAGATGCCCGAAGTGCAGGCCGCGATGCGGGAGATTTTCCGAGCACTGAACGCCGTAGCGAAACTGATTGCGACCGTGCTGGGCGCCGTCATCCAGGCCGCCATGCCGCTCCTTGCGGCGCTCGCCCCGATCGTCGTCGAACTGGCGGACAAGTTCGGCCCGGTCCTCATCCAGCTGGCGCAGACCCTCGGCGCCGCTCTCATGCCGATCATCACCGCCCTGATGCCGGTCGTCCAGGCCATCGGCGGAGTGATGATCAGCCTGGTTCAGTCGCTGATGCCGCTGCTCGTGCCCATCGGGCAGCTCATCGCAGGGTTCGTCACGGCCTGGACGCCGTTCATCCAACAACTCGGCCAGGCCCTCATCCCGCTCGTGAACGCCTTCGTCGCGGCGATCCGGCCCGTGATGCTGGCGCTGCTCCCGGCCGTCGGGATGGTCGGTCAACTGCTGGCTCAGCTGGCCCCGATGTTCCCGCCGATCCTGACGGCACTGCTGCCGATCCTGCCGCCTTTGTCGGAGCTGGCCGTGTCTCTTCTGCAGCTGGCCATGCAGATCATCACTCCGCTGCTGCCGCTCATCGTGTTTCTGGCGGGCCTGCTCACCAAGGTCCTCGGCGCGGCGATCAGGTTCCTTGTGCCGATCATCACCACGGTCATCGGCTGGTTCACGAAGTTCGTCAACGCCTGCACCACCGCGGTGAAGTGGGTTGTCGACAAGTTCAACTGGCTGTTCGACATCCTGCTGGGTCACTCGATCATCCCGGACATCGTGCGGGGTGCCATCAAGTGGTTCACCAGCATGTGGAAGGGCCTCGTCAAGATCGTCACTGACATCAAGGACGGGGTCGTTAAGCGGTTCAACGCGCTGAAGGATGGCGCGGTCAAGATCTGGAACAGCTTCTGGGACCGGCTCTCCTCCATCGCCTCCGGCACGTGGAAGGCCGTCCGCAGGGGCTGGGACTCCTTCGCTAAGGGCCTCACCGGTGCGTTCGACTCCGCCGTCAAGGGCCTCGGCCGCGTCTGGAAGGGCCTACAGAACCTCGTCAAAGCCCCTGTCCGATTCTGGGTAGAGACGGTATATAATCGCGGAATTGTTCCAATTTGGAACAAAACGGCGGCGAAAATTCCCGGCATTGACGACATGAAGACGATGACCCTGCCGAAGGGCTTCGCCAGGGGAGGCATCAACAACGGCCGCGCCCGCGGGGGCATCCTCCCCGGCTGGTCTACCTGGCGCGACGGAGACGACCAACTCGTCCCCATGCGGCGCGGCGAAGGCGTGTACGTCTCCGAGGTCATGCGCGACCCGTATGAGCGGCAGCGCCTGTACGCCATGAACCAGGCCGCGATGCGCGGCCAGAACCCGGCCATCGCCCGCGCCCAGTACGGCTTCGCCGAAGGCGGCATCTTCGGAGCGATAGGCGACATCGGCTCCAGCATCGCCTCCAAGGTCGGCGGCGCCCTGAAGAAGGGCGCCAACGCCGTCCGCGGCGGCTTCGCCGACCTGGCGGAGAAGGCGTTCAAGCCCGTCAAGGCAGGCATCACCGGCGCCCTGGGCAAGAACAAGAACTCCTGGCCCGGGATGGTGGCGCAGGCCCCGCTGAACTTCATCGACAAGGCCATCGACTACATCCGCGGCAAGGACATCCCCGACTCCACCGGCGTATGGCGCAAGCCCGTGAACGCCCCGTACGGCACGCCGTTCGGCAAGCGCGGCAGCATGTGGAGCAGCGGCAGGCACACTGGCCTGGACTTCCCCGCCCGCACCGGCACGAAGATCAGTGCGGTCGACAACGGCACTGTGCAGTCGGCGTCCACCGGCGGGCCCTACGGAAAGCACGTCACCATCTCGCACGGCAAGGGCCTCTCCTCCTTGTACGCGCACATGTCGTCCATCGCCGCGAAGGTCGGTGCCGGCATCAAGCAAGGCGGCCGCGTCGGTGCTGTGGGCGCCACCGGCAACGTCACCGGCCCCCACCTCCACCTCGAAGCCCGCGTGAACGGCAAGGCCGTCGACCCGATGAAGTACCTGACTGGTGGCGACCCCGGCGGCTCCGGGGTGCAGCGCTGGAAGGGCGTGGTCCAGCAGGCCCTTGGGCAGGTGGGCCAGTCCCTGTCCCTGGTGAACACCACGCTCCGCCGCATGAACCAGGAGTCCGGCGGTAACCCCAAGGCCGTCAACAAGTGGGACTCCAACTGGAAGGCCGGCCACCCCAGCGTCGGTCTGATGCAGGTCATCCGCGGCACGTTCGAGAGGTTCGCAGGGAAGTACCGGAACACCGGCCCGAAGATGTACGGCGTCTCCATCGACCCGATGGCGAACATCTTCGCGTCGATGAAGTACGCCCTCGCCACCTACGGCTCCCTGTCCCGCGCCTACAACCGTCCCGGCGGTTACGCCCGCGGTGGTTTGGTCGGCGGGATCCGCATCGGCCGGGGCATGGGCCGCGGCTACGCCGGGGGCGGCATCATCCGCGTGGGCGGCAAGCGCATCGACACCGGCCCGATCGCCTCCGCGGTCGGCGGGGACTTCCTCAAGCAGCTCTCCGGCACGGCGGCCGCGATCAGCGCGGAAATGAAGACCCTCGTCACCGCCATCAAGAACGCGTTCAAGGGCGTGCGCACCGACCTGGACAACCGGCTCCTGGCTCAGGTCGCCAAGACCAACGCCCGCCTGCAGCTCCTCTCGAAGCAGCGCGCCGAGATCGCCTCGAAGCTCGCGGCCGCCGAGCAGCTCCGCGCGGACAGCGTCGGGCAGGCCACCAGCTTCGCCCAGATGACGTCCTTGCCCAGCAGCGGTCTCACCTTCGACGCGGGGGGCATCCTGGCCGGGCTGAAGGTTCGCCTCGGCCAGCTCAAGGACTTCGGGAAGAACCTGCAGACCCTGGCAGCGCGCGGCCTGTCGAAGGCGCTGCTGCAGCAGATCATCTCCGCCGGGCCGGACCAGGGCGCCGCCTGGGCTAAGGCCCTGGTGGACGCCACCCCGGCGCAGCTTAAGGAACTGAACTCCGTGCAGGGGCAGATCACGGCGGCGGCGGGGCAGTACGGCAAGGACGCCGCGGACGCCATGTACGACGCGGGCGCCCAGTCCGGGAAGGGCTACCTCACGGGGTTGAAGGCGCAGGAGGCCTCGATCAACAAGGCGATGTCGGATCTGGCGAAGAAGATCCAGCAGGCCATCAAGAAGGCCCTGAAAATCAAGAGCCCCAGCCGGGTGTTCGCCGAGCTCGGCCGGTTCACTGTGCAGGGCTTCACTCAGGGCATGCGCGCCGCCACTCCCGACGCCGCGATGACCGCCGCCCGTATGGCCGCCCTCGTGCGGTCCTCCGCCGCGGCCGCCGGGGCGCGTATCGAGTCCAGCACCAGCACCACCACGGTCGGCGACCGGCACCTGCACTACAGCGCCACCACCCGCGAGGTCGCCTCCCGCCAGTCGATCCTCGCCGCCCTGGCTCTCGAGGACTCTCTTCACCGGCCCGTTGTAGTGGGAGGCTGACATGCCTATCCTCGTCGCCACCCAAGTCCCCGAGGCGCCGCCCGGGGTGCCGTGGCCCACCCGCGTCAACGAGATGCCGAACGTGGCATTCACCGACCCGGCCGGGCTGACGACGGTGTTCTCCGACTGGGAGAACGGCTGGGTGCTGCAGCCCGGCGCCAAGGGCCTGGACATGCCCGCCTACCAGTTCACCCAGGACGAGTCACCGGGGATCGACGGCTACGCCATCCGGCAGGTCCGCGCCAGCGGCAAGGAGATCGCGCTGCCGGTCGCGTTCTGGGCCGATGACTCCCGCGCCGCCTACCTCGCCCGCCGCCGCGGTCTGATCCGCTCCCTCAACCCCAAGCGGGGCGACGGCACCCTCACCGTGACGCAGGCCGACGGCAGCTCCCGCACGATCGGAGCCCGCTACAGCGCCGGCCTCGAAGGGGATGAGTCACTGGATGCGGCCGGGGCCCGCTGGTGCATCAACGTCCTCACCTTCGCCTGCCCCAGCCCGTTCTGGATGGGCGCGGAAGTGACCACCGAGTGGCGCGCAGCGGTGGCCGGCACCTTCTTCCCGATCCTGCCCCTGACCGTCGGCAACTCCCAGGTCCTCGGCGCGGTGACGGTCGACAACGACGGCGACGACGACGCGTTCCCCGTGTGGACCATCACCGGGCCGGCCACCTCGGTCAGCCTCACCAACGTCACCACCGGCCAGGTCCTGGTCCTCACCCGCACCGTCACGATCGGCGACACGATCGTCATCGACACCCGGGAACGCCAGCAGACCGCGCTCCTCAACGGCGTGACGAACCTGTGGGGCGACCTGTCGGACGCCTCCACCATGTGGGCCCTCGAACCCGGCCTCAACGACCTCACCCTCACGGTCGCCGGATCCACCTCCAACACCCGGGTCCGCATGACCTACCAGCCCCGCTACCTGGCCGCCTAGGAAGGAGGAACCGGTGAACACCAGCGCACTGCGCGTCTACGTCCGCGACTCCAGCCTCGCCCGCCTCGGGCAGGTCGACGACTACACCTCCATGACCGTCGTCCCCCGCTTCAACTCGGTCGGCGCGTACACGCTGGAAATCTCCGCAGACTCCGACAAGGCGCCGCTCCTCGTCGAAGGCAACGGGCTGATCATCCGCACCTCTGATGGCGACACGGTCATGTCCGGGCCCATCCGCACCGTGGACTGGTCCCGCTCCACCGGCGACGGCGGCTCCGGCAAGCTCACCGTCGGCGGCGTCGACGACACCACCCTCCTCGCCCAATACACGTGCTGGCCCGACCCGGCCGCGGCCATCGGCTCTCAGACGTCCGCCGTGTACAAGCTCAGCGCGGTGAAGGCGGAGACGGCGATGCGTCAGCTCGTCAACCTCAACGCCGGGCCCGGCGCCCTCGCCTCCCGCAAATACCTGCTGCTCACCCTCGCCGCCGATGGGCTGAACGGACCGACCATCACCCGCGAGGTCAACCAGTTCGACAACCTGCTGACTGTCCTGACCGACATTGCGAACGCGTCCGGGCCTCTCGGTTTCCGCGTCGTCCAGGTCGGGGCGAGTCTGCAGTTTCAGGTGTACCTGCCGGTGGACCGCTCCGAATCCGCCCGCCTGTCGTTCCGGCTGGGCAACCTCACCGACGCCGCCTACTCCACCACCCCGCCCACCTGCACGCGTGCCATCGTCGTCGCCGGCGGCGGCACCTCCCCGAGGGTGTGCAAGACCTACGACCGTGCCGACCCGCTCTTCCCTGGCCTGGTCCTCGAGCAGTTCGTCGACCTCACCTCCGTCGACACCGCGTCCGTGGACCTGACCGCACAGATGGACCAGGCCGCCGAGGAAGCCCTCAGTAGCGGCGCCGGGCAGGGCTCCCTATCGGTCTCCCCGATCGACATTCCCCAGCTGCGCTACGGGCGGGACTACAACGTCGGCGACACCATCGCCGCCGACGTGCGCGGCGCCTGGTACACGGACGTCTGCCGCGAAGTCACCCTCACCTCCACCGCCTCCGACGCCACCACCGTCAAGGCCACCGTCGGCGGCGACAGCAACGGCACCAGCACCGTGGCCCGCATCTACTCCTACATCGCCCAGGTCAAAAGGGACGTGACCAGGCTCAAGACCAGAAAGGCGGCCTGATCACATGGCTGAGTTCTCCGCCCCGTTCGACGGCTCTCCCATTGCGACCGAGCTGCAGTGGTCCCGCCAGGCCCGACGGTGGGGCCTGGACGGCGTGCACACTGAGGACCCCGCCACGAACACGTTGAAGGTGACCGGCTCCGGCACCACCACCGTGTCCGTGGCCCCCGGTATGGCGTTCGTGAACGGCTTCTACTACCACCTCGACGCCACAAAAACCCTCAGCGTGCCGGCCAACGCCGGTGGCGCGGCCCGGGTGGACCTGGTGGTGCTGCGGGCCAGCCAGTCCGCGAACTCCGTCACCGTGCAGTACAAGTCCGGTGGCGCCACCGCCCCGCCCCTCACCCAGGAAGAAGACGGGGTATGGGAAATCCCTCTGGCGCAGTGCACGGTCGGCGCCGGATCCACGGTGGTGACCGCCTCCAACGTCCTGGACCGCCGCTACTTCACCGACCGCGGCGCCGTGCCCAGCCTCGCCGGGGCGCGCCGGCCCAGCATCAAAAACCAGCTCCTCGTCGAGGACAACAAGCTGTACGTGGGAGACGGCGCGGGCTGGAAGTGGCTGGCCACCGCAGGCATCGTCGACTCGACGTACACGCCGGTGTGGACGTCCGGCGGCTCCACCATCAACTGGGGATCCGGCTCCACAAACATCGGCCGCTACCAGGCCATCGGCAACCGCGTCGACCTGACGATCCAGCTCGTGCCGACCGGCAACCCGGCCGAGTACACGGACCCGCTGGAGGTGTCCCTGCCGCCGGGACTGCCCGCAACGTTCGCCCACCGATCCCTGTTCATCTGGAACTTCACCTCCTCCAACGGTGAGGGCTCGGCGGTGGGTGTCGGCATGGTCTTCCCGACTGAGTCTCAGTCGAAGATCGCCCGCCTGCGCTACTCGATGACGAACGGCTCCAGCAGCAGCTCCGTGCCGAACAGCTTCAGCGTCTTCAACAACCAGCCGTTCAACATCCGCACCGAGGACGTCCTCACCATCGACGGCTCCTACTGGCTCGCCTGAAAGGCGCTACCCCCATGAGACACCTCTTCGGTGGGAGCCCCTCCGACTTCGCCATGGAGAAGGTCGGCCTCAACCTCCTGCTGCGCCCCGACTCCGACGGCACCGTCTGGGACGCCGCAGAAGACGGCACCCAGATCACCGACCTGCTCGACCTCACCGGCGCCCCGACCACCACCATCACCTCCGACTCCGACGGCGCGGTCGCCTTCTTCGGCCCCGACGGCGTGACGTCCCTGTACGTCGACTTCGGCTACGGCCGCCGCTACTGCCTCGTCGCCGTCGACATCGGCGAGGTCCTGGCGACGCATCTGGCCCTGGCCGGACAGCCAGACGGATGGGCCACTCTGGACGGCACCGGCAAGGTGCCCTCCGCGCAGCTGCCGCCCGCAGTGGGGGACTGGGCCAAGTACGTGGCGTCCGTGTCGGCCACCCCGGCGGAGAAGGCCCGCGCCGACTGGGTGTGCGACGGCACCGCCGACGACGTGCAAATCCAGGCCGCGCTCGACGCAGTCAAAGCCGCCGGCGGGGGCACCGTCGTCCTCTCTTCCGGGACGTTCAACCTTGCCGCACGACTGGTCATCGAAGGCGCCGACGACGTCGACGTGGAGATCGACATTCACCTGCGCGGGCAGGGCCCCAAGTCCACCACCCTCGCCGCTGGGGCCGGGCTGGTCTCGGCGATCCATCTGTCCAAGGTGATCCGCGTCCACCTCACCGACTTGGGCTTCAGCATCTTCGGTAGCAGCCACGGCATCTCCTCGGCCACCACCAACGGCGCCAGCAGCGGCCACCGCTCGTTTTGGATGTCGTCCTTCCGGAACATTCAGGTCAACGGCCCGTGGGACGGCACCCACACCGGGTGGGGGTTCCACCTGGGCTCCCCGTTCCGCTCCACGTTCGAAAACATTGAGATGGGCGGCGTCGGCAACGGCATCCGCCTGTTCTCCGAGCACGCCGACTTCAACCCCGGCGACTGCGTGTTCAGCCGCGTCTTCGTCGACAGCTTCGGCAACAACACCATCGCTTACCAGGTCGAATCCACCACCAGCAGCGGCGTGATGAACCAGATCGAGTTCATGATGTGCGAAGCCATCGCCTCCGGCACCGGCTGCACCGGCATCCAGCTCGCCGGCACTGGCCCGGTCACCCATACGCACTGGCGGGGCATCAACCTGGAACAGTTCGACAAGCTCGTCGACATCCAGAACGGCTACGGCAACACCTTCCGCCTCAACTACGTGCAGTTGCGCAGCGCGGCGGGCTTGACCGGATTCACCTTCGCCGCGTCCACCTACAACAACGCTGTCCTGTCCTGCGGGCTCTTCTACACCGACGCCAACGCGCTGCTGTTCACCGACGGCAACACCGCCCTGCCAGCCCAGCCCAACAGCATCGAACGCGTCCGCATCTATGCAGACGGGACCGCCGCGATCACCGGCACCGCCAACAGCGCGGGCACCACCATCCGCCGTCAGATCGTCGGATCCGGAACCGGCACCATCTCCGTGCTCCGCCCCATCGGCGCGAACGCCCCCTCGCAGGTCATCGCCCTCACAGACGCGGCCACCATCACCACCGACGCCTCCTACGGCCACCACTTCCGCGTCACCATCGCCGGAAACCGCACCCTGGGCGCACCGACCAATCCCACCGACGGGCAGCGCGCCCTGTGGGAAGTCACCGCCTCCGGCGCCTCCCGCACCCTGTCCCTGACCGGCGGCGCCGGCGGGTTCGCATTCGGCTCCGACATCACCGGCCTCACCGCGACCGCCTCCGGCAAGACCGACATGATCGGCGCGGTCTACAGCGCCACCGCCAATGCCTGGCGGGTCGTCGCCTACGTGAAGGGCTACTGACATGCCCGCCATCGCCACCCTCGCCGACAACTTCGACGACAACACGATCAACGGCACGCTGTGGCTGGGGAACTTCGGCACTGTGTCGGAGACCGGCGGCCGCGCCCGCATCGCCTGCACCACCGACTATGCGGCGTTCGTGTCCGCCGCCTCCTACAGCCTCGCCGGATCCTCCGTCTACGCCCGCGTTTACCCGCCGGCCGCAGGCGGGGCCGCCACGACCGCCTACGCGCAGATGGTCGTCCTGTCGTCCACGGACGGCACCGAGGCCGGATTCCAGATCAACGCCGTCGGCGGGCAGCTGCGCTGCATGGCCAACGTCGACTACTGGGACGACACCGCCACCGTCCTCACCTACGACCCCACCGCGCACGCCTGGCTGCGGCTGCGAGAAGCGGCCGGGTCGATGCAGTGGGACACCAGCCCCGACGGCACCACCTGGACCACCCGCCGCACCCTGACCACCCCCGCATGGGTGACCGCAGGCACCACGCTGCGCCTGTCGATGGAAGCCCACCGCGACTCCGGCACGGCCGACTTCGCCGAGTTCGACAACGTCGACACCCCACCCACCGTGGCCAGCTCCTACGCCAAACAAGCTGCCTTCCTCGCCTTCTTCTAGACCCCCGTTCGAAAGGATCCGCCGTGCGTCATCTCTTCGGGGGCAGCCCCAGCGACTACGCGATGGAGCGTGTCGGGTTCCAGCTCCTGCTGCGGCCACAGGCCGTGGGCACGGTGTGGGACGCCCTCACCGCCGGCACGCAGATCACCGACCTCACTACCCTGACCGGCGCGCCTGTCACCACCGTGACCGCCGACTCCGATGGCGCCGTGTCGTTCTACGGCCCGGACGGCGTGACGTCCCTGTACGTGGACTTCGGCTATGGGCGGCGCTACGCCTTGACCGCCATCGACACCGGCGACCTGCTCGCGGACTTCGTGGCGCAGGGAGGGCAGCCGGGCGGCTGGGCGGTGCTGGACGGCAGCGGCCACATCGATTCCTCCCAGATCCCCGCCCAACTCGACTGGATCATCGTCCGGACATACGGGGCGCTGGGCAACGGCATCGCCGATGACACCCTCGCCATCCAGGCCGCGATCGACGCCTGCCCCGTCGGAGGCGTCGTGTACTTCCCCCGCGGCGTGTACAAGACGACGGCCACCCTGGACTGGAAGAACGGCGTCACCCTCCTCGGCTCCCACTCCAACCTCATGGTCGGGCCCGGGATGACGAACGACGACTACCCCTGCTACATCCAGCCCGTCGCCCCGTTCACCGGCACCTCGGTGCTCCGCATCGTCGGCGAGGACGACGGTGTTCACCCGGCGATCAGCGGCGAGCAGCGCATGATGAACCTGATGCTGGACGGCTCCCTGTTGTCCGGCAGCACCATCGACGGCCTGTTCGCCAAGGGCAACGTGCAGAACGTCGTCATGGACAACGTGTGCATCCGGCAGATGCCCAACAACGGCATCATCTGCGGCACCAACACCGCAGGAGAGCTGCCCTACTCGTGGCGCCTCCACCACGTCATGATCGACAACTGCCACGCCAACGGCATGGTGTGGGACAAGCACACCGACCTCACCCTCAACGACTGCCAGGTCATCGGCTGCTGGGCCCAAGGCATCGTCATCACCAACTGCGCCAACGCCCAGCTCACCAACTGCCGCACCGAATGGAACGGATCCCACGGCTACCGCATCACCGGCGCCTGGGGCGACTGGGCCGGCTCCGGCGGCATGCAGATGACCGGCTGTTCCACCGACCGCAACGGCCAGCACGGCGTCCTCATCGACGCCACCGGCAACACCCCCATCCTCGTCACCGGGCTGATGACCCGCCGCGACGGCCGCAACGGAGGCACAGGCGGAGGCGGCCTCGCCGGCCTCGCAGTCGCCGCCGCCTCCGTGCCCGTCATCGTCACCAACATGACGTGCTACCCCGGCGTCGACGACGGCGGCTCCACCACCAACAGTCCCGAGTACGGCATGGCCGTCACCGGAGCCTCCACCCTCGTCCAGGTCGACGACTCCTACCTGCACGCCGCCACACAGGGCCTGTACTCCACCAGCACCGGAACCCTCATGGTCGGGGCGAACGTCGCCTACGCCGCTGGGACGACAGCGGCACCCACGCGTACGCTGCCGTCTACGGCGACCGCCTCCAAGGGCCTCGTCGTCACAGCCCCCACCGGCGCCGTCACCTACGTCATCTGGCGCGCCCCCCGCGCCTGCACCGTCACCGCGGTGCGCGGCTACCGGCAGGGCGGCACCGGCGCCACCATCAACGCGACCAAGAACGGCGCCGACCTCGCCACCGCCAGCCTGTCCCTGTCCACCGACGCCACATGGATGGCGGCCGCCGCCCTGCAGAACACGTCCGTCGCCGCCGGAGACGCAATAGCGGTGGCGGTACGAAGCGTGGCCGGAACCCCGACAGCAGTCACCATCCAGATCGACGTGCAGGGGCTGTGACATGGGCGCTCTGACCATCATCGACGACCACATCCCCTACCAGCAGCCCCTCGGCGCGCTCACCCTGAACACCGTCACGGGCCCACCGCAGCAGCTGCAGGTATCCGACTCCCAAGGTCTCCTGGCCACGCTGACCGTCGGCGCGAAAACCGTCGCTATGCGCGGGCCGCAGCGCACGTTCACCGAGACGAAGAGGCCCTTCGTTGATACCTTCGACCGCACCACCAGTAATGGATGGGGAACCAGCCCCGGCGGCGGCAACTGGTCCAATGCGAACGGCACCGACGCCAACTACAGCGTGTCCGGCGGCTCCGGGCTGATCAACATAACGGCCGACAACGCCTCCCGACACACGAGCCTGATCGACAACATCACCGACCTCGACGCACGGTTGTCCTGGAGCCTGGACGTCATGCCCACCGGCAACTCGTCGTCGCTCGCCCTGAGCTTCGCCTACACCAGCTCCACCAGCCAGTACCGGGCCCGGCTGTCCGTCCTCACCACCGGCGTTGTTCAGCTCACCCTCGAGCTCCAGACGTCCAGCGGTACCACCACGCTCGGCGCCTCCGTCCAACTCGCCTCCGGGTATGTAGTCGGCGACGTCTGGCACATCCGTGCCCAGCGCGTCGGCACCACCATTCGCTGCCGGGCCTGGAAAGACGGCACGACCGAACCACCCACGTGGGTGCACGAGGTTGCTGATGCGACCCTTGGCGCCGGCCGCATCGGCGTCCGCGGCTTCGCCACAACAGGGTCCACGGCGATCCCGTTCAACTTCCGCGTGCACGACATTCAGCTGCACTCCGGCACCTGGCCCAACCCGCCAGCCATCACCCACAACACGTGGGTGCGCGTCCTGCCAGCCCCGTTCACCGGGACGTGGACGCCGACGCTCGCCAACCAGATCCGCGCCTGGGCCGTGGACACCACACCGGACGTCCTCGCCTACGCGATGATGTACATCACCGGCGCCCCCACCGTCACCAGCCCCGCCCTCTCCGGTGCGCAAATCGCCGGACAGTCCCTGTACGGGCCGAACGCCGCCGACGGCACCCGCATTGAAGGCGCCGACTTCCACGACTACATGGGCCGCGACTGGACGTTCACCAACGGGGAAACCCAGAACGCGAATCCTGCCGAGCTGCACTGCATGGACTGCAGCGGTTTCGTGCGCATGATCTACGGCTTCCACATGGGCATCCCCATGGTCCGCAACCTCAACTTCGACGGCATCAACCTGCCACGGCAGACGAAAGACATCGGACCGTCCGGGCCGGGCGTAATCGTTGCGCAATCCACCGATGGCCCGCCGCCCCTCACCAGCCTGCAGATCGGAGACGTGCCACTGTTCGACGCCGACACCAGCGATCCCGTTGCTGGGCAATTCGACCACAACGGCATCTATCTCGGCGTCGACCAGCACGGTCATCCGAGGTTCATCAACTCGAGGAAGACCCCGAATGGGCCGACGTTCGCTGACCTGGGCGGGTCATCGGCGCTCGACGGCACCGAGCTGTACGCCACCAGCCTGCGCCTGATCAGGAGGTTCTGAGTGCCTCTCATCACGACCTCGCCCGCTTCTGCCGTGACAGGCATCGTGGCGGCCGTACCAGGACTGCGTGTGGAGGCCTACGCCCCGAGGGGCGCCTCCACTGGGGGGATTCCGACGCCTTCGAGTGTGGTGGCGTGGGCAACGGTTGCCGACCTCGACAAGGCCGGGGGAGTGCGCATCGACCCCGTGTTCCTCGCCGACGGCAGGACGTGGACACCGGACCAGTTCCGGGCTGTCTACGGAGTAGCGCTGGAGCTGAAGGTGTTGCCGAGCTGAACGCAGCTACTGGTCAAACTGCGGCCGCCGCCGGTGGGCTGCTGGCTTCGAGACGGGCGACGGCGCAACTGAGGGTGGCCTCGTCCAGACGGTCCCACCAGTCGCCGTAGCGGACTATCTCCACGTCCTCCAGGCCGCGCAGTACGTGCGGGCCCGAAGCGTAGAGAACAGAGCGGTCTCGAGGGCTGGTGCTTGTCTCGCGGCACCAGGCATGAAACTCCTGCAGGTTCGCGGCTAGTACGACGGTGCGGATGAGGCTCCTGGGCGGCATACCGCGAGCGTAAGAGCCGCGCGGCGGAACGTTCCCTCCGCCCGGAAACGAGCCGGGGGAACACTCGCCACAAAAGTCCCTAGCCTTGAGATCAAAGATGAGCAACGTGAAACGAAGACGATTCGTAGGCTAGGCCTGTCGGAGGTTCCCCTTGGCCACACCAATGTCCCCGTCGAAGCTGGTGGAGATCCTCAGAGCCGAGGGTGTCACTGTCCACGAAGTCCGCTCCTGGCGCACCCACAACCGCAACAGCAAGGGCCCCTGGGGCCCGGTGAACGGCGTGATGATCCACCACACCGTCACCTCCGGCACCGACTCCTCCGTCGACATCTGCTACAACGGCTACTCGGGGCTGCCCGGTCCCCTCTGCCACGGCGTCATCGACAAGCTGGGACATGTCCACCTCGTCAGCGGCGGCCGCGCCAACCACGCCGGCCTCGGCGACCCCGACGTGTTGCGCGCGGTCATCGACGAGCGGGTAGCGCCAGCCGACAACGAAGCCACGACGGACGGCAACCGGCACTTCTACGGCTTCGAGTGCGTCAACCTCGGCAACGGCAAGGACCCCTGGCCCGAGGCACAGAAGGAGGCCATCGAGAAGGTGTCGGCGGCGATCTGCCGTCACCACGGATGGGACGAGCGGTCCGTCATCGGCCACAAGGAATGGCAGCCCGGCAAGGTCGACCCGCTCGGCTTCACCATGGACAGCATGCGCGCCCGGATCGGGGAGCGCCTCGTCGACAGCAAGGACCCCACACCCGGACCGAAGCCGGCCACACCTCCGAAGCCTCTGCCGAAGCCGCAGCAGCCGACCGTGGACCTGTCCAAGCTGCGCACGGCCGCCGAGAAGAACCCCTCCGCCAAGGGCACCCCGGTCACCTACTCCGGCGTCAAGACCGTGGAAGCCGCTCTGGTCAACGAGGGCATGCTGGCCAGGAAGTACTCAGACGGCCACTTCGGTGAGGCCACCGTCCAGGCGTACGCGAAGTGGCAGCGCTCCAAGGACGGCGGAAGCTACCGCGGTGAGGCCGCCGACGGCATCCCGGGACGCGACTCCCTGTCCCGCTTGGGCAACAAGCACGGCTTCAAGGTCGTCACGTGATCGTCAACCTGACCGCGCGGATCATCCGCCTCTACAACGCGGACCGGCCCGACGGCGTAGACGACCTGGACCTGGGGCTGCGCCAAACCCTCGACCCCAAGCAGCCCTCCGTCCAACTGTCTCCGCTGCCTCTGATGACCATCTACCAGGACGAAATCCCGGTGGAGCTCATCGAGTACGGGCACGCCGCGAACCTGCCCTCGGCCCGGGACGACGTGTTCTACGTGGTGCCGCTCGAGGTGGCTCTCGCTCACCACCCACGCCGCACCGATCTGCTGGTCACTCATCAGGACGTCCGCACATCCGACGGCACCATCATCGGCTGCCGCTCCCTCGCTCAACCCACCTGAAAGGGCAACAACCATGGTCGCGTTCTACCGCGAACCCGCGCTACTGCTCGGCTTCATCGCCGCCGGGGTCAAGCTCCTTGGGTACGAACTGAACGTCTCGGCTGACGTTCAGACCGCCATCAACGCCATCGCCGCTGGCGTCGTCGCCGTCATCATCGCCTTCGTCGCGAAGAACGGCGCCTGGGCCGCAGCCCTCCTCCAGACCGCCCAGGCCGTCATGAGCCTCTTCGTCGGCCTCGGGCTCGACTGGTCGGCCGACCGGCAGGCCCTGTGGATGGCGGGCATCGCCGCTGCCCTGGCCGTCGTCGAGCGGTTCATCGTCACCCCGCCCCTCGCCACCACCCGGCTCGAGCAGTCCAGTCCCGTCAAGTCGGCCGCAGCCTGATCCGCGCCGTCCCCTAACCCCCCACAACCGGAGCACCCTGTGAACGATGAGCCGTCTCTGGGAGAACTGGGGCGACTCATCCAGGCCCTTCGGGGCGATGTCCGCGACGACATGGCGCAGATCAACGCCCGCCTGGACAGGTTGGTGAGCGCTGATGTGTACGCCGTGGAGAAGGCGGCGATGGCCAAGGACATCGCCGACCTGTCGAAGGATTTGGAGCAGCTGGCCGCCAAACAGCAGCAGGACGTGACGGCCATCAACGATCAGCGTGTACAGGACGCCAACCGGGTCACTCAGACCCGCCGCTATCTGGTGGCGTCGGTCATCATTCCCCTGCTCGGTCTCGTCCTGCCCGTCGTTCTATTTCTGGCAGGAGGGAAGAATTGACCACCCACCCGAGGCCTGGCAGCCGGGTGCAGACACTGCGGCGGCGCCGGCGAGGCAACCTGATCGCTGCTGCGGCGATCGTCCTTGCCGCGGGCGCTCTGGCCGCTGTCGTCAGTGCCTTTCTTCTCCTGTCCCGGGACCTGGAGGAGTCCAACCGTGCCCGAGACCTCCTGGCAGCGCAGGTGGAAGAGTTGGGCGGCACTCCGGTGGCGGGACCGCCCGGATCTCGAGGTGCCGCAGGAGCGACAGGCGTGGTCGGGCCAAGTGGCCCGCCAGGACCGGTGGGGCCGTCCGGAGTGCCGGGCAAGGCCGCTCCGACGATCACGCCCAGTCCTGGTCCTCCTGGCCCTTCGGGATCGGCCGGAGCGCCAGGAGCGGACTCCACCGTTCCCGGACCGTCGGGCCCGCCCGGGCAGGACGCCACCGGTGCTCCTGGAAAGGACGGCTCAGACGGGGAGAACGGATCGGACGGGCAAAACGGCGCCCCACCCTCGGAGTGGACGTATACCGACCAGGACGGCAACCAGTTCCGCTGCGTCCCGGTCGACGACTTCGACCCGGACCATCCCCGCTACCACTGCACGCAGACCAGCACGGCCAACCCTGAGCCGAAGCCGTCGTCTTCCCCGACCCCCAGCC